CCATAATATAACCTCTATATTTATTTATTCAAAGACTTTATTTTTCTCTTAATTTTTTTATTCAAATAATACACATATATATTTTTTGAATCTCTATCTTTAAAAAAGATATTTTTGTCGCCACTCTCATAGCGCCTTTTTATCTCTCTACTATATGGCCTTTTCCTCTGATTCATAGATCTACTATGCATTTCCTTACCATCAACCATCAATATAATTCCTTTAGAAGTTTCTCCTAAATATTCAAAATTTGTAGCCCTATATATCACACCGGTGTGCCCATAATGTTTATCAGCAAAAGAAACTACCACCTCCATATCTGTATTTTGTTTTAACCACTTAAATGTTTGTCCAATAAAATAACTCTCTGTATTCTTAAATGTGTCGTCTACACATACTAATCTTCTTAATTCTAAGCACTTATTAGGATTGATAGGATTATACTTAGCTGCCGTTGCTGGCATAGACGGATAAGCATACATCATAGCCCCTATCATTGTTGGCAAACCAAAGTTACCTTCTCTAAATAATCCAAAGTGGTATAACGATTGAACCCCATTTACATTATGTGAATAATGGTGTTTTTCAATAAACTTAACAATACTTTTTCTTGGTATTTGTTCAACCGTATATTCTGTAACCGACATTCATTTTATTTGTTCTAAATTAGTAAGTTGTATTAAAATAATACATAATGCTAATATTAAAGAAATAATAGTTTTCATTGTAGGTATCTCATCTAAATAAAGCCAAGCCAATAGTCCAAAAACTATAGTTCCTATACCAAAACCAATTAATCTAAAATTCCAAAAAAATCCAAAATGTTCAAAAGACCATTTTGTTGAATACCAAAGAGCTGGGGCAATAAAAGCACTCAAGAATATAACAAACCATTGTTCTTTAAACCACTTAATATTAGGCCAAACATAATGTCCTTGTAATTGCACAAATGCTATTATATTAGCAAAAAAACATGCAATAAGAGCATATAACAATTTACTCATTTACCAACTCCTCTCTTATATATTCTATTATATCACCTTTAGGATTCCAATCTAATATCTCATTAGCTGTACCATCTGTGCATAAAGTTTCTCTCATCTCTCCTGATTTAGCATCAATATATTTAGTTGGATATTCACCACTACCCATAGGCGTTATGATTGAAAACGCCTTAGCTATTTCATTAATTGAATAATTTTTTCCAGACCCTAACTCAAATGACCAACCAGAAAATCTCCTATCCACAACACCATGCATAGCCTGCATACACCTTACCATCCCATCTACTACATCTTCAACATGAATAAAATCTCGTCTTTGTTCTCCATCACTCGTAATAGTTAATGGCTTACCTTCTCTATATTGTTTTTCAAAGACTCCAAGAACATTACAATAAGCCCCTTCAGTAGTCTGCCCTGGCCCATAAACATTATAAAATCTACAAATACAACTTGGTATATCAAATAACTCGCTATACATTTTTACTATCTCTTCAGCTTGCCACTTTGTAAATGTATATGGATTAATATATTTATCACCATGCACAGATGATGTTCCAGCATATACAACAGGTATTTGATTTCGTCTCGCATCTTCCATTATATTAACAGTAGAATATATATTAGATTTAAATGTTTGTTCTGGATCATCAAACGATGGTTGAATACGAGACAATGCAGCTAAATGAAAAATCACAGAAGGTTTGTCTTGAAAAAACGAATAATACTTTACCTCTGATAAATCGACTTCAAAATATTGACAACCATCCACTTCATTTTCTTTCTTACCAGTAGAATAATTATCCAATGATACAACCTTGTGCCCATCACTTACCAATCGCTTAATTAAGTTAGAACCAATAAATCCAGCACCACCTGTAACTAAACACTTCATTTTAATCCCATTGTTTTCATTTCTTTTTTAGATTTTCCATATTCCCTCAATATAGATTTTAAATCACTATTGTTAAATAAATCATAATAATCTAAAGCTTGGCGAGTACTTACTTCAAAATAATCTACCAAATAGCCAATCAAATCTTTATTCACTTTTCTTTTATTACCACTCATATATTTTAAATAAACCTTTTGCTTTGGCAAAAGATTACAGTAGAAACGATACACAGCACTATGTGGCATCGTTAGAATTGTAAATTTCTGAAAATGATTGACTATTGGTAAATAATCTTCCTTCATACTTAAATATCGATTAATCATAAATGGACTAAAGGTTTTTTTATCATCATCGGTAAATGTATTCCAATCCCTCTTTCCAACAAATAATTCGTTAATCCACTTAAATAAGTTCATCCATTTCCCCACCAATATTTAATATCTCACCACAGTTTCCACAATTAAAAACTTGAACTGGAGCAATGACTTCTTTTCCGGTAGGTGAAACTATAGCCGATATTCTTTTTACCACATAACCTTGTATAAAAATTTTATTTTCACACTCAGCACATGTCATAGTTTCAGCAGTTGTTAAATCAACTTGTACTTGTTGTTGTGGTTGTTTTATTGGTTTTTGTGCTTTCATATTCATTATATTTTCCTTAACATATTTGAAATTGTTGCTATAAAATTTATCTCTTTATCGGGCACTAAAATATCTTGATAAAGGCCATTTGAAATCTCTGCTATGGCTTCAGCGATTCTATCATCAGCAAAATTTTCTACTTCATCATACATCAACCTAAATAATTCTGTAAAATCAGTAAAATTATTATTAGCCACCAACTGTCTAATTGTCCGTATATCATCACGATTTTTTAATGATTCAATAAACAATAATTTAAATTCATTATTCAACATTCCTTGTTTATCAACTTTCAACTCACCATCAATACATTGTCTTTGTAAATCATTGATGATTTTTCTCAAATCTGGATAACCAGCAGTTACTATTAATGCTAAATCATCCAAATCAAAATCAATATTTTCTTTTTCTAAAATGCCTTTTACATGAAGTGCCACCTCTTTCTTTGATGGTGGTATTATCTTATAAGTCTGACATCTACTTTGTAATGGATCGATAATTTTTTCAACATAATTACAAGTCAATATAAATCGACAATGAACAGAAAATGTTTCCATTAAATTACGAAGAGCTGGTTGAGCAGAATTGGGATTTAGGTAATCAGCCTCATCCAAAATAACAATCTTATTTGGTTTAAAACCAATTGAAGAAGCAAATGTCTTCAACTTGTCTCGAACCAAATCTATGTTTCTTTCATCCGATGCATTAATATAAAGATAATCACACTCAACATTATTAACAATAATTTTAGCAAGTGTGGTTTTACCACCACCAGCCTTTCCATAAAGAAGCAATTGTGGTACATTTTGCTCCTCTATAAATCTAGCAACCTTAACTTTTAAATTGTCATTACCTACATAAGTTGATAGGTCTTGAGGGCGATATTTTTCAACCCATAATCCATGTGATTTCATATCAAGTCTGTTGTGATACTAAATAGTATTTTGCAACAAAATTATCTATCTTAAACTCTATATAAGCAAGACCTTTAGAAGATACTTTAAGAGTAGCTTTAGAACATTCTTTATTAGCACTTAACACTTCTTTAAATAAATCAGCATTAAATATAACAGGATTTTCTAAATCAACAGCACCACTTTGTACAGCAATACTAATCCTATTAGAATTCATATCTGAATATCCAATTGTGAATTCAACCCCACCACTAACAGGAGTAATTGCAAAAGTTTCTACATCAGCCAAAGCACCTTTTCCACGAATGAAAGAAGTAATAAATTGTGAATTTAAATTCAACGAAGTACCAAACTCAGGTATCTTTTTCATTTCCGGCACATCAGGTATAACCCCTGTAGCAGCTAAAACATAATCAACAGAAAGTGTTGTATCTGTAAAATTAAAATTAACCGGCTGATTATCCACTTCGTTAACTTTAAAATCCACCTTATCTGAAAGTGTGGATAGCATTTTAAATAACAAAGTGGTGTCATACACCCCAACTTCGAATTCTGGTAATTTTTGTTTAGCTAAAGAAAGTTCACCAAGCAAACTCTTATCACCTGAAATGAATCTAGTAGCTAATGTCGTTCCATCAGAATTCCATGTAACTGAATTTACATTACCACCAAGATGGTATTTCTGAATAAAAGCATTTAATGATAGTTTATTCATATAATCTCCTATGTTTTATATTATTGTTTAATTTACACATTTTTTTTCAATTTGTCAACTAAAAAAATCTTTCTACTGTATTTTGTTTATCTACGGGCATATCCCACTTCAAAGCATCGTAAAACATTTTTATTTTCTTTGTTAATGCCCTATCAAATAATTTATCCCTATCTATATATTTAGATATAAAATCCATAATCTCATCTGGATCATCATACCCCTTATATGCAATAGTATCTAAATGAAATGGATTACTTTTTAAATATACCCATTTAATTTTACTATGATTTCTAATTGGTTCCAAATGATTAGCATTAAAATGTCTCAATAAATCATTATAAGATACCGATGCTTTTACATGTACTGGAGCTCCAGATTTCATCTTTGTAAAGATATCACCTTTATTTGATTTATAAGAATACTTCTTAATCCCCTTTACACCACTTGGTAACGATATGTCAATAATTTCATTAGTATCTAACTTCTTCTTAAAACCTAATATGAAATTATCAATCTTTTCCTTATCAATATCATGAAGAATAGCTTTCAATATATTTGTCATAAACTTCTGAAATGCTGGTGGGAAAGAACTTCTAACAATATCTAATCCCTTTACATCAAGTTTCTCACATGTAGTACCACCATCATTGATAATCCATTGACCGTATCGTTTTTTAGTTACCCAAAAAGCACTCTTAGCAATAACCTCTTGTTTAATGTCAAACCGATGTTCTTCCTTAATATTCAAAAATTTACTTGAAAAATAATCATAAGATTTATTAATATAATCTTGCACTTCACTAGCGATATCCAAAATCTGTTTTGTCATAAACTTTACATCACCAAAATCAGCATCAGGAAATCTTTTGTTAATCAATGGAATAGCAGAATAAAAAACCGAATCTGTATCAGTATATATACAATAATCTTCATTTGTTTTTAAAATTTTATTATAATAATAATTAGCTATTTTCTCTGTAAATTGAATCAATGTAACACCAGTTGTAGTAGTAGCTTCAGCATTATCAATATCATAAAATCTAAATACTGGTAACCCCAATACACCATAAAAACTATTCAAAAGAATCTTTTGGACATATTGCCTTCTATCAAAATAATCATGTAATTCATTATTACCATCTTTACTATATTTCTTAACCAATCCTCTGTATTCAACTCTTTCATTAAACCACTTTTCAAGTATTGCTGGTATAACACCTTTTCTATCTAAATGATATAACACTCCATTAGAAGAAATTGATACCTTATTCTTATTTAAAAAATCTTTCAACTCACCAGTACTAAATCTACGAATGACTTTCTTCCCCTTTTTTACTGTATAAGTTTTTTCATCCCCTCTCAAAAATTCTTCAGCATCCCAACCATTTAATCTTCCAATTTTTGTTTCAGGTGATATATTCAATGACATAATAACAGATGGATACATAGAAGTTAAATCCAAATCAAACACCCATTCATATTTACCAGGATTAGGATCCTTCACATAAGCACCACTAAACCCAACGCGAGAATTATCATAACTCACATCATATCTTTTACTTGGAGCAACTAAGTTGAGACTTTTCAAATAGGTTAACATGGCACCTTCAATATATCGAGAACTAAAATATACTTCTTCATATGGTATTCTACCCATATGAGATACAGCTTTAGCCAAATCAATTAATTTTAACTTCTTCTCTAATGCTACAATAATCTTAACATCAACTAAGTTATATTCAATAAACTTTTCAATGTTATTTTCTAACAATTGGTCTAATGTACCTTCATACTCAACCTTACCCATACCAACTTCTATCTGACCTATATAATCCAATCGATAACTAGATCGACTTATAAAAGTAAATTTCTTATACAACTCCAAATAATCTAACGAACTAACACCAGCTATCCTATATCTCTTTTTATTCTGATTATAAACAACTTTACCTATTGGTGAAAGAGCATTAGCCATATCCATTCCCAAAAACTGAGTCATCCTATTATATAGATAAGGAACATCAAATTTATCTATATTCCACCCCGTAATTATTGTTGGTTTTATTTCAACCCAATACTTCAACAATGCTTGTAATAATTCATACTCCGAATCAAAAATTCTTACATTGTTTTTTGAAATCGATAAATTTTTAGCTTCACTCCTGAAGTCTTGTGTGTTTCCTAATACATAAACTTTATATTCTTCATCAATGTTATTATAAAGTGCGACAGAAGTAATTTTATTCTTTGCTTCCTCCGGCAGGGGAAATCCATCTGTAACTTCAACCTCAATATCAAAATATAATTCAACATGATCTTTGGATGGTTCATCAGAATCAGGATATCTATCCATTAAAATGCGAGTATCCAATGGTATATCAGACTCAAAAACTTTACCGGTTTTAAAATCTTCTTCTGACCAATAATTTATTTTTTTTAACTTATCACCATAAATGGAGCGATATTGACCACCTCCATCTTTTACATAGGCATAATTCTTAAATATAAAATTCTGATAACCAGCTACATCATCCCATAAGTGAACTTCAACTTGATTATTCGCTCTTTTCTCAGACCAAATATTCTGATACATTTAGATTATAAAATCCCCATTTTCGATATGTAAATATAACAATAAAACCCTATATAAGTCAAGATTATTTTAATAAAGTAACTATAACTACCTCACCATAATTAACCAAAGCATACATACCACTTGATAATTTACGAGTATCCCAAATATGATGCCCATTTAAATGATTATTATATACTTCTCTACCTAACATATCATATATCTGAACATGTCCATAACCAGTAATATTCATAACACTATTTGATGGATTAGGCCACACAAGTACTTTGGGTGCCTCTACCATAAATAATTCTTGTGTCAATTGTTTGAATTGAATTGGATCCAATATCTGTTGTAAGTATTGCATAGCTTGTTGCTGATTACCACCTAATATAATTTGAACCAAACCTATGACATCCAATACATTCAAATAACCATCTTGTGTTATGTCTCCTGCTTCTTCTGCACAAATATATGTATCAGTTCCCAACAACATATCTACTAAAAACATCACATCTAAAATATCTATAGTACCATTACCATCTACATTCCCACCTGTAAATACTAAATTGTCACATTGATCACACGCGTCACCCATACCATCCCCATCAGTATCTAGTTGGTCATAGTTCTGTATGTCTATGCAATTATCTATAGAATCCAGTATACCATCTTGGTCTAAATCTCTCGGTATATAAGATAATCCTAATTCTATAGCAGCCAATATAGCACCTTCAGAATATCCTGAAGCTGTATAGAGAACTTCGTAGTTATGATCTAATACTACATTATGTGGTATGTATCCATCTCCATAAAGTGTCCAAGCTTCACCACCACTTGTACCACCATCTAATATTGGATAACTTATCCCAAATGCATCTGCCCATCCCTCACAACTATAGGTTGACCAATCAAATCCATTTGCAATTACATTAACATATGTTTCGTTTTCTGCGATAAATCCTTGCCAAATACTTTCTGTTTGCGGAGCCTCCGTTTGACAGGATGGTCACCAAGATGTAAATAGATTAATCCAAGTAACCTTATTAGCTCCTTCTTCATATAGGCTCCAATAACCATCTTCTGTGTTATCATTAACACAAACTGGTGCTTCGAAATCAGGTGAAATATCCCCGACCTCTAATTGTCCATATACTTTATTACCACATAATATTATTGCGGCTAATATCCAAATTACAACAGACCACCATTTAGGTGATAAGTCTCTTAATAGTGTTTTCATACTTGACCTCCGATTGGAATTTCACATACATCATTATTACAAAATTTATCTATTTCTGCTTCTTCACCTTCAACACCAACAAAACTCAAATATCCAAGTTTCTCAGTTTCAAAATGATATGTTTTTTCATCTATTGCTTCATATGGCATCTGTTTGTAAGCTCCACCATTTTTTCTTGGTAATAACGATATACCTTTTAATCTATATTGAAAATAATTTAATACATGTGGCAGTTCTTCAGCTTCTGTTTCAGGATTGAATGTTGCTGTACAACTAACTTGGTTATCTGCCCAATGTCGTTGTAAGAATGCAGCTAAACTGAATTGTTCCCAAATCGAAAGTTCAGCCGCAGTTCTTATACCCTCCCCCGCATCAACGGGCACATCTACTACAACTGTGGAATCTTCTGAACCATATGCTGGTTCTACATTATATCCAGCTTTCTTTAATGGTTCTATTAACTCCGAATGTTTTGATAGTCTCATCCTACGGATATAAAATCTTGACTCTGGATAGTGCATTCCAGGAGTTGCTCCTACTAAGAGTGAAACCGTACCACTTGGTTTAACTGATGTTGTTTTAATTGACTTTGGTACTGCTAACCAATCACTATATTGTTTATCCCATTCTTGAATTGTATCATATCCATCTTCTAACCAATTTTTTAATTCTTCTAAACCATGTTTAGTAACAAACTGTGCAACACCGCTTACTGAACATCCAATTCGTCTATTTCTTAACATAACTCTATTGGTTTCACTCCAATGAGTCTTTCCAAGTGTTACCGTTTTGGCATACAAATAAGCATATTTAAGTGTCCTTTTATAGTCCTCTAATGACTCATGGTTATTTGGAAAAGTTTCTACTAAACAACATAACTCATATGATTCAAGTGATTGTTCAAGACAAGGATTACCACCCGCGACTCTATGGTCTTTATTATCACCACCATTTTGCATACGAGAAAATTTTCTCATATTATCCAACCATGCAAATCCTGGTTCACCATTATCATTAATTCTCTTACAAACATCAGTATAATCCATACCGAGTTCTGCAAATATAGAATTATTTGAAGTCCAACCATATTGTTCCCTATGTGGGTTTACTTCATAATTTTTAAGATCTAAATACTCATCATCCTGTGGATCACCAAATACAATTTCTGCTGTCCTTCTTACATTACCTGCGACAACACATTTACCAATTAGGTTCATTATATCAACAATGGTTGTTGTGGTTATAGGATTTTCTACATTTCTATTTAATACTTTTCTTATCTCTTCATGAATTTCTTCTAAAGGTTCATGTCCACTTGATACACCACCGAAACCTTTGATTGGTGCGCCTGCTGGTCTAATCTTTGTGTAATCAAATTGAATTTCTGATGTTCCATGAAAATAACTCTCTAACAATAACTTTAATGATTCTACCCATCCTTCTCGTGTATCTGGTATCTCATATTCTTCTATACCTCTATTTGGATTAGGTAATTTAATCATAACCTCACCAGCACCTTTTGTATCGAAACCAACACCAACACCTAACATACTTGCATCCATTAAAAAACAGAATGGTTTTGAATAATCATCCTTAATAGTTCCAGTTGATACAAATGCACAATTATTAAGTGCGGCATATAAACCTTTTTTCTCAGTAATTGGTGTTCCCATAGCCCAAAGACCTCGACCAGGCGGTAAGAACTTCATATTGAACATTCGGTCATACATTTCTTGAGCTGATGCTTGTGCTTGCCAAGGATTCCAACCCAATTGATGAGAATCTATCCAATTTTTTTGCATTGAATATGTCCCTTCTACAACCCTCTTGATGGTTTCCCACCATCTTTCATTTTTACCATTTTTTTTAACACGAGAATAAGTTCTCATATAGACCAATTCACCCAGACCATTAAATCCGAATGGTGGTTTTTTTCTTTTGTATTTGGAAACAAAATTTTCCGATAATGTAAATTTTTTACTCATTGACTACCTTATAAACCTTAAAATCTTATAAATATAAATATGAAAATAATTACTCATCATCCATTAAATCATCATAACGAGCAGATAATATAGCTTTAGTCTGATTATCACGATTTTTAATTTTATGTTGAACATCTTTACCTTGTACTGAACTCGATTCAAATATCTCTATCTTACCAATATTTGTATTGATGCGAGCAGGATAAGTCAAACCATCAGGACCAAACCGATTCTTAATCACATGAAAACGACCAGTATTACTTATCTTATCT